TATCTTTGATTAAAATGAATAAAATAAAATATTCTCTAAAACTACAAAGATTGCATGACAGAACGTTTAATGTTTTTCTTACAGAAGGCTTATATATCGGCAAAATAAAAATAGGAAGTAAAAAGAATTTTATGCAGTTACCCAGGACTATTGATAAAATGGATCAAATTGAAGGCTTTTCTGATGAACATTGTATAAAATGCTTACCTATATGGATAAAATATATAAAAAGAATAATAAAATGAAATTATCCAAAGGGATTGAAAAAAACGAGTTTATAACTCAATTATTAGATTTAATTTAAAAATGTGATTTAAAGGCACTTTAAACTAAGTTTAGAGTGTCTTTTCTAATGCAAAAAAACAGGAGGGAGAAATGGGAGAGTATTTAAGATCCGAAGACTTCGTCAACGGCAAAGACGGACAGATACAGCTCGTTGTGGACGGTGAGATAATCACACTATATGGCTCACAAAAATTCAAGGCATCAAGCACGCCTGAAACGTCTGAACGTGGTCAAATCGGAACAAGAAACAAGCAAAGCAAAATCAAGGGTTTTAAAAATAAAATATCTATCACTGCAGATTATTGGTTTGTCCAAGTAATGACAGATATCTTGAAAAAATACAAGAAAACAGGCATATTCCCTAAAGTTGATTGCCAATGCATAAACAATGACAAAGGCACGTCACTTGGGATTATGTCAAAAGTATATTATGACCTTGTGCCGGACGGAGACATCACTTTACAGGAGCTTGATGAGTCAAAGGATGAAGGTCTTACTACAGATGCTACATTTACATTTAGGGATTGGGACGAACTTGAAGCGTTTAAACGTCCGTCAAACATTGGAAGAGAGTAGAAAAAGGAGAAAAACATGGAAGAGACAAGAGATACTGAAGTAATTGAAAAAGAAGAACTACAAGGCGAAAATGTAATGACGCTTGAAGATTTCTTGGCAACACATAGCGTTGAAAATCTTACTGAAGATATAGTGTTAAACGAGAGATTGAAAGATTTTAAGTTTAAAATCGGCTCTATGACCAAAGATGAGCTGGAAAAGTATCAAAAATTATGTGTCATAAGGGACAAAAAAGGAAACGTGCTAAAGCAGGACTCAATGAAATTTAGCGAGCTTGTGATAATTAATCATTTGATATATCCGAATTTCAAATCTGCAGAGTTTTTGCAAAAATTGGGAGTAAATACACCGGCACAAGGGCTGTCAAAAGTGCTTAAAGTCGGAGAAATAACAGCCTTATCAGACAGAATAATGAAATTTAACGGATTTGATGAGGACTTTGAAGATATAAGAGCAAAGGCAAAAAACTAATAAAGCAAAGAGATTACTTAACATCTGTCTATCGAGGGGTAATTGCCAACTACGGCTTTATACGACCAAGAGAGTTTTTGAAGATGGATGAAAAAGAGATCGCTTTGCTCGAAGTAATATTAACAGACACACAAAAAGAAATGGAGAAATTAAAAAAATAGGAGGATGTGAGAAGAATGGTAGAAACCAGATTAGGCATGAATGACAATATGACAAAGGTTCTAAAAGGCATAGTAAAAACTCTTAATACTGTCATAACAGCCCTACAACGTCTTGATCAAGCGTCCGCATCCTCCGGCTCTAATGCTCTTGAGCTTATGAGAGAACAAATACTCGGAGCACAGGTAGACCTTGCTGAATTAGATGAATTGTTAGACAACTTAGGTGGAAATGGACCGCCTAATCCTTTCCGCTCCTGGAGAGGTAGCTTAATGTCCTTAAATGCTGGTATACAGCTACTCTCAATGGCAATAAGGCAAATCGGCAATATAGCAAATATGGCTGACGAATATACTTCGATAAATTCAAGATTAGGACTTATAAACGACGGACTACAGACACAGCATGACTTGCAAAACAAAATTCTTGAGTCAGCAAATAGAACAAGATCTTCGTATAAGGCTACAGCTGATTTGATATTTAAGATTGGGCAGACTGGAGCTATAAAGGGAAATGACAATCAAATTGCATTTGCTGAAAAAGTAAATAAGATGCTCAAGCTTGGTGGCGGTACAGCAACTATGAACGAGTCGGCAATGCTGCAGTTGTCGCAATCATTGTCATCTGGAGTAATGCAAGGTGACGAATTTAAATCATTGATGGAAAATGCACCTGCACTTATGCAAAATATTGCTAAAGGAATGGGTGTAACTAAGGGAGAACTCAAAAAACTTGCATCTGATGGTAAGCTAACTACAGAAACAATAATTAATGCTATAAACAAGATGGGTGGCTCAATAGACGAGCAATTCAATAAACTACCGAGGACATTTGGCGAAAATAAGGTTGTTTTTGAAAACATGGTCGGTACTTGGTTGGCAAGACTTTCATCTACAGAAGGAGCGTTAGGACAGCTAAATCAAAGATTTACAGATTTTGTAAATTTCCTATCATCACCGCAAGGCGTGGAGTTTTTGGACAATATAGGCATGAATCTTGGAATAATCACTGGATTTATACTATATATTTTCGACTCAATTGGTTACGGTATTGGTGTAATCAATGACTTTGGTGGAGTATTTGAAGGAGTTTTTGCTGGAGTAATAGTAGCCAGCTTATTAATAGTTATCCCAATGTTATGGTCTATGATACCACCGATTTTAGCTCAGGCAATGGCTTGGATGGTGGCTCATGCTCCAATATTACTGATAGCGTTAGCAGTTGGTGTACTTGTAGGAGTTATAAGGCATTTCGGCATTACATCTCAGCAAGTAGTTGGATTTGTGGGCGGATTATTTGGCGGTTTAGTAGGATTCTTAGTCAATATTTTCTTATTTTTCTATAACTTTATAGGGCAAGTTGCAACGTTCTTACACAATGTATTTCATGATCCTGTATTTGCTATAAAAAATCTTTTCTACGGCATGATTACTAATGTTATGGGTTTTTTCCAAGGCCTCATAAACGGAATAATTGATGGGTTAAATGTTGTAATAAGAGCTGCACGAGCAGTAGGAGCAAGTGTAGAAGAACTGCAACATGTAGATTTTACCTCAAAGATAAAAGCACCTACATCAAGTAACAAGAATGTAAGAACTTGGGAAAATAAATATGTAGATGTAGGTGATTTCTCGCAAAAAGGCTCTAAATTCGCCTTGGAAAAACTGGATAATCTTAATAATACACTTGGAAAATTCAAAATTTCAGGTGGCGGTGGAGTGCCTTCTGTCGGCTCTGCTGTAGCAATGGGTGAAGGTAAAAATATAGGCGATGTGGGAAAAGTCGGTAAGGTAGGCTCTATAGAAAAAGATGTGAAGATATCTGACGAAGATATCAAAATGCTGTACCAAATGGCTGTTGGTGACAGAGTAAATCAAATAAATCTGACTGTTGAAACCAAAGCACCAAAAATCGTCAATAATAACAATATCAGCAGAGATGTTGATATTGATAATGTCTATGAGAAGATAGCTACAGCATTATCAAATGAAGCTAATATTTCAGTAAAAGAAAGTTATTAATATGTAATTAAGAGTAGAAAATGCAAATTCTACTCTTAATTTTTAGGAGTAAAAAATGTATGAAATCTATATAGGGAGCTTGAAACTTCCCCTACTTCCTGAAAGCTTAAAAGAGGATATCAAGCGTGATAATAAGCATTACACTATACTTGCTCTTGGAGAAATAATAAAGCCTGGTAGAGCAAAACTAAGGACTTGGACTATAAAAAGTACATTTTATCATGAAGAAATTGATGTGACGAAGGCAAGAGACTATCTGACTTCACTTGTGAATTCAGAAAAACTGTCTATAAAGCCTGTACGTTTTATAGTAAATCGCTATAAAGACGACGGAACGCTTACATTTGACACTAACTGTCTTGTCTTAATAGATAGTATCAGCTTTGAAGATAAGGCAGGAGAAGTTGGAGATCTTAATTATGAATTGAAACTGGTAGAATATAAAGAGTTTGGTGGGAAGAAGCTAAAATGAGAATAAGAGTGCTTGTTATAAACAGAAAAAAGAGCGTATACGACATAAGCAACGCTATAAGCTCAAGTATAAAATACACAACGGTTAGGACAGGCTCAGCGTCTACTGTAAGTTTTGACGTATTAAAAAGTGGCGAGATGTCATTTCACGAAGGCGACATGGTCAAGATATTTGTAGATAAGAAGTTATACATTGTCTGCTACATCTTTGCTAAGTCAAAAAAAGAAGATGTAATTTCTCTTACTTGCTATGATCTACTGAGATATATGCAATATAAGCAAAGCTATAACTTTAGTAAAAAAACAGCTACTCAAATAATAAAGCAAGTAGCTAATGAATTTAAAATCAAACTTGGAAATATAGCAGACACTGGTTATATCCTACCTGACAAGATTTATGAAGATAAGACATTGCTTGATATAGTGACAGATGCACTGATGAAAACTACAGTCAAAACAAAAAAAGTATACACGTTATACGATGATGCCGGCAAACTCACACTAAAAGAAAGTAGTAATATGATGAGCAATTACGTTCTTGGCAACAAATCACTTGCAACTACTTATACCTATAAGACAAGCATTGAGGAGTCTTATAATTATGTAAAATTAGTAAAACCAAATAAAAAGTCCGGTAAAGGCGAGACATACATAGCCTTTGACGGTGAAAAGGTAAAAAAATGGGGACATCTACAGTTTTACAAAAAAGTAGATGAAAACTTAAACGATGCACAAATTAGGGAAATGGCAAAAAACTATCTCAAATACTATGCAAGAACTAAAAGAACACTGAAATTAGATTGCCTTGGAGTAAAAGAGATACGAGCAGGCTCAGTTGTGCTTATTGATATTCCATCACTTGGCGATATAGATTTGAAAAAGTTGCTGCTTATAGAAAAATGCACACATACCTTGAGTGAAACTCAGCATACAATGAGCTTGGAGATGAATGTAATCAATGATTGAAGTAATTAGAAATATTATAGATGAACAGATGAACGCATACGGGCTGACAGATTTGGCAATAGGCACTGTAGTATCGATAAGTCCACTAAAAATAAAGCTGACGGACAGAATTACGCTAAATGAAAATCAAATATTGCTGACAGAATTTGTCCTTGAAAAATCGCTAAAACTAATACACAAGCACGGTGTGAAAGATGTGAAAATAAGCAAGTACACGCACACACATAAAGTGGAAGGTGCAACAAAGAAGGAACAGGAACATTTACATGGTATAGATTTGAAGACAAAACCTGACGAACACTCACATGATGCAGAAATCACAATAAAGGACAATCTTGGAGCAAAAATAATCATCCAAGAAGGTCTGAAAAACGGAGATAAGGTGATAATGTTAAAGACCGAACAAGGTCAAAAATATGTAGTGTTATCAAAGGTTAGAGATAAGAAGTCGGTAATTATTGATTGTATTTCAGGCACTTGGGATTGGAGTTGATGAAATGGAGTTACTACCTACATTTGACGCATATGCAGATGATGAACTTATAGCCAATACTAACGGCAATATAGTCCATATGATTAAAGATACATCTTCTTTATATGGAACTGTAGATGATATAAATGCAGTTAAACAAGCCTGTTTTTGTATACTTGCAACAGAGCAAGACATACACAAAATATATGACAAAAGTTACGGACTACAGACATTTGACCTAATCGGCAAGGACTACTCGTATATTGCATCAGAACTCAAGAGAAGAATAAGAGAAGCACTGATGCAAGATGACAGGATAAATGATGTCAGAGATTTTGTTATTGAAAGAGTAAAAAAAGACGGTATTCATTTATCTTTTGTAGTTGAATGTCAGTATGGTGACATCTCAATGGATAAGACGGTAAAAGTGGTAGAGGGGGATAGCTGATGACCTATGAGAAAATATTAGACGACGCATTAAAGCGTGTGGACAACAAATACTCTAAAAGGCAGGATAGTCCAATATTTAACGGCATTGCTCCTGCCTGTTACGAGATAAGCAAAGTTTATGAGATCATGGAAGAACACTTAAAACAAAGTTTTGGAATGACCGCAAACGGAGTTTATCTCAATAATCTTGTAAAAGAAGTCGGACTTGAGAGATTTGACGCTACTTATGCAATAAAAAAAGCTGAGTTTAAAGATGAAGATGATAGATTAACAGATATAGACTTAAATCTTCGATTTGCAAAAGATGAATACTCTTTTGTAGTAATCAAGAAGATTGAAAAAGGTGTATTTTATCTTAAATGTGAACAAGCTGGATCTGCAGCAAATGAAATTATGGGTGATATACTCCCTATCGACAATGTAAACATTGCCAGTGCTAAGATTGTAGCAAATGTTGAACTTGGAACTGATGTAGAAGATGACGAACATTTAAGACTTAGATATCTTCAAAAAGTACGTGAACCAGCCACTTCCGGAAATATCTATCACTATCGCCTATGGGCAATGGAAGTTGAAAACATAGGTGCAGCAAAGATATTCCCACTTTGGAACGGCAACGGCACAGTAAAAGTAATGATAGTAAATTCTGATATGAAATCTGCAGATACTTTGCTTATAAACAAAGTGAAAAATCATATTGAAGATGTACGACCGATTGGAGCTACTGTAACTGTAGTAACTCCATCAGCGAAAGACATTACAATTACTGCGAAAATACGAACGTCTCTAAATGCAAATATGGAGCTTACGAGACTTGATTTTAAAGCAAAGATTGAAAAGTATATCAAAGACATTACAAAAGAGTATTTTTCAAATATTAGAGCAAATTCATATTTCATATCATTAGCCCAAGTCGGCAAACACCTGCTTGAAAGCAAAGATGTAATAGATTATGCGGAGCTGAAATTAAACAATGTAACAGCAAATATTGAGCTTTCAGCTGAGCAGATAGCCAATATCACAAATATAACGCTTGAGGTGATGTAATGATAATAGACAATATTGATATGAACCTATGTGAAAGAGTCGAACTTATCAATTATCTTCCGCTTTTTTATAGAAAAATAGAGCAGATGAAAGCTATTCAACACACATTATCTACAGAAGTATCAAAGATGAAATGCGTTGAAAAAGACGTGTTTTTACAAGGCTTTGTAGAGACTGCCACATGGGGACTTAAATTCTTTGAAGAAGAGTTAGGACTACCTATAGAGCCTAATCTTTCTTATGAACAAAGAAGAGAAATGATAAAGGCAAAGCTAAGAGGCACAGGCACTACTACCATAAAGCTCATTAAAAACGTATCTATTGCATATAGCAACGGCGAAGTGGAAGTAATAGAACACAATGATAAATACTATTTTGATATAAAATTCGTCGGGACACGTGGAATACCGTCAAATATGACTGGGTTAAAATCAATACTTGAAGAAATTAAGCCTGCACACTTGGGGATTAACTACGTCTTTACATTCGCAACTTGGGGCGAAGTAAAGAAACTCACATGGGGAGATCTTAAAAAGATGACATGGGATGAAGTAAGACACTTACCAATGAATTAGAGGTGATTAGATGCAAGAAACTGATAAATTAAAACTTAGAAAGCCTGAATACAACGAATATGCCGATGTTGCAGATTTAAATCACAATATGAATATATTGGATGAAAAAGTAGACGGCAAGCTCGGCAAAACAGAGAAAGCGGCTAACAGTGCAAAGTTTGATGGCTGGTCAAAAGACAGATTTGTAATAACAGGTGAAGGAAATATCATAGAAGAAGATACGAACGGATATCTTGTTTTGGCAAATCTTGTAGGTACGATTAAATATGGAAAGAAAATAGGGCTACCGTATGACGATGCACAAATCATCAATATGGCTAATACATTTGGAAAGGCAGGCTCACAAATCGCAATATGCAATGATAAGGACGAATTTGGAGGAATGTATTATCGTAATAATACACAAAATCAATGGATAGAACTGCTCGATACAAGGGAGAAAAATGACTCCAATCCGACGACATTAGCAACCAACAATGACGCAAACCAATGTCTTGAGACAGGTAAAGTCTATTATTGTAAACATAATCAAACAGCACATCTACCATTTGGAACACAAGATGACGGACTAATAATTCCATATATGCACAAAAAGAATCAATTCGGTTTTCAACTGTTTATGACATGGAATAGTACATCAATATGGTGGAGAAAAATCCATAGTGGTAACTGGAGTGGTTGGTGTTGTATTGGTGGAGGTAGCTGGAATCAGGAAATACAAAAAGATAGTGATCAAGTCGTAAAATATCAAAGATGGGCGAATTACGGGCAAAATCACGTGATTTTCGATGCGTCTAAGGGCATAAGACCTGACGGACAAGCTTGCGACAGGACTAATGCACAAAATCAATGGACGGCAACATATCCGACATTGATGGGCTTTAACGGACAATACACGTATGGATTAAGAACTGATAGTGCAAGAAATGCAGATTGTGTTGCAGGTTTTCAATTTCGTAACAACAATGGAATACTTGAAGTATTGATAAATGGAGTGTGGATGGCAGTGGGTGGACAGATATATAACAGGATATTAACTACAACAGGAGGTGGAATATATAATTCTACAATAATTAAGCCTTTCGGAGAAGCAAGAAATGGTATACAAAATGAATATCAAGAAGGGCA